AAAAGAAATCATGCGTGATGTAATGATTACAATGGGCAAAAGATTTGGTTATCAAGAAAATCCTGAGACTGGAAAAGTTAATTTAGTTGAAAGACCTATTCTTACATACGCTCAAGCTACTGTTCCAGTTACTAAGTTTGGAAGTGAAACGAAGCCTAACATTGAATTAACTCAAGAAAATATTGACAATGATGTTGTTAATAAAATTATGGCTGGAAATTCTTTTATGTCTAAAGAAATGGCTGAAGGCCTTAGTTTAGTTGGCTCTGATTCACCATTAAATAAATCATATTTACACTATACAGCTAATGATAATTATGGTGGTCCACAAACTTATACAGTGACTATGGTAGATAGAGATGGAAGACCGTTTGTTGTTGCTGACTCTTATAGCTATGATTTTAATCATTCTTCACAAAACGAAAATTACCAAAAAGCAGTAAATTCTCTTAAATCAGATAAAATGAAACAAATTTGGTCTATGGCTGGTTTATTAGATAGGCAAGTTTTACAAGGTAGTTTTGATGCGTATGAAAGAACTCAAAACGACAGAAGCCTAATTCCTCTTATGAATGGGATTAAGGACATTATATACAATACAAGTCCAGGAGCGCCTCCTGAGTTTATTGAACAATTTGGGAGTCCTTTTACAAAAGAAGAAGCCTCAGAATTTATGTATATGTTAGAAAGTTTTTATGGATTGGGTTGGAAATAATGAGCAATATTGATTGGGACTTTATTAAAACTCTAGAAGGAAACAGCCTTACAGGTACCGTTCCTGATGCAGAAGGCTCTAAATCTGGCGTTACTATTGCCAGTGGGTTTGACCTTGGGGCAAGAGCTTTAAGTGACCTATCTGGTTTGCCTCAAGATATTATTGATTTGCTAACACCTTATCTTGGCTTTAAAGGTGCTAAAGCAGAAGAGATGGCAGGGAATCTAAAGGTATCAAGTGAACAAGCCAATATCATTAATGAGTTTTCTAAAGCTGAAGCAACAGAAAATCTATCTCGTAAATGGAAAGAAAAAACAGGACAAGAGTTTTCTGAGCTTCCAAAGAACAAGGCTACTGTTATTGCATCTGCCGCATTTCAGTATGGTGACTTAGCCAGTGAGACTCCTAACTTTTGGAGACAAGTTACAGAAGATGATTGGGATGCCGCAGTAAAAAATCTTAGAAACTTCCAAGACAAATACCCTAGCAGAAGAAACAAAGAAGCAGATTATTTTGAAGCAACTGAACCAGAAGAGAGTTTGGAAGCAAAAAAAAAATTTGAATCAGAGTTAGAAAGAGATAAACAACTAGGCATACAGCAGGCTATGATTAGTGGTGAAGAGGGTGACTTAGGCACCGTTGAACCTACTGATAAGCAAGTTGTTGAAAGAGCACAGAAAGCTATACAAGACAGTGAAGTAGTGACTGGCAAAAGAATTGTTGCCGAACCTGTAGAATCACAACCTAGACCTTTTATTGATGAAGATGGTGTTCCTGCTCTTGATGAGATGCCAGAGGTAGACCCATTTCTGGAACAGTTTGTTGTTGGTGAAGATACCAGCCTCCCGACTGTTACAGGTCAAACAAGTTATTCAGTTCCAGAAGAAGCAACACCTACTCAGCAAATGCAGTCTGCCGATACACAGCAGATGCAAGTTGAAAGGTCTACTTCTTCTATACAACAAGAGTTACTATCTCCCATTGCTAATACTAAGGCAGATAAAATGTTGCCTAGTTACAATAACATCAAGCAAGATAAAATGTTTCTTGATGGGTATCAAAGTGAGCTTAGATTTGGAGACAGGGTTCCTAGTATAAACGATCAAAATACATTTGATTATTCAATGTTTAATCCTAGTGTTGGGCAAGCTTTTATGTCTTCAGGAAGGCAATATAACATTGCTCATTCAATAGGCAGGATGATTAATAGTTCTTTAGACCCTAATCAAAAACCTGAAGAGGGTTACTCTTCTTTCAATGACCAAAGGCTCAAACGAGAAGTTGGAGAGGACGGTCTTTTGTTTTTCCGTCACTCACGAAGTCATGGCGAGTCTATGGAAAAAGTTCGCAGAATGAAAGAAGACGCAAAAGACATGGAGATTATAGAATCTAGTAGACATGGGGCGGCCTTTAGTGCGGCTTGGGCTTTAGCAACCCCCACCATTATGTCTCCAATAGCTCCTATTCAAGTTATGAGAGCTGGAAAAATTCGTAGATTTTTAGGCGGAACTGCATTTACATATGCAATGACAGCTCCTCAACAGGCTTTTATTGAAAGTCAAAACGAGGCAAGGGATGCTGGCAATACTGCTGTAGCTTTAGCTGTTGGCGGTATTTTGGGTGGAACGCTTGCTGTTGCTTTTGGCAAAAAGATGACTGCTTCACAAATAGCTCAAATGAAAGTTGACCAAGAAAACTTTAGAAAGAACTTTTTGGGTCGTGATGCTGGTGCTATGGCAAGTCCTGAGACAGCAAGAACTAGAGCTTACGAGCAGTTAGAGCAAGAAGGTCTTGAAGCAACTGGTATAGGGATTGAAAAGCTTGGCTGGAATCCTGTTTTAAGAATGATGTCTAGTCCAAATCCTATAGTAAGAAACTTAGGGATTGGGATGACAGATGTTGGCGGCATGATGCAGAAAAAGGTCAGAAGTGCAGAAGAGGCTATGGAGCAGTCTGTAGAAACAACATTTAGAACCAAATACTACTCTGAGCTACTATCTGCTGTTCGTGAATCTGATATGGCTTATTTAAAGTACAGGGGCGTTGAGTCTTCTAAATCTGATGCTGGTCGTGCATTTCAAATGATAAAGCTCAGTGCTGGTGATATTTTTAACAGAGCAGATGGAACACTGACTGACGTACAATTTAGAACAAGAGTTGGCATGGCAATGAGAAGGGGCGATGTTGACAATATGGGTGATGCCGCATCTCAAGCAGTAACAAGTGCGGCAAAGGGATATAGAAAGCTATATGACAGGATTAAAAACGAAGCTCAGTCTGTTCGTCTGTTTGAAAAGGAAGCCAGAATAGAGATAGAAAAACTTAAAGCTACTGGTGCTTCTGCTCGTCAAATATCTAAAGCTGAAAACAGATTAAATGATATTAGAGCTAGTGGGGTTTCTGTTAATACTGCCGAGTCCTACTTAAACAGGGTTTATAGAATAGATAAGATTGAAGAGAATGTTCCAAGGTTTTTGTCTAAAGTTAGTAACTGGTACATAGCAAACAAAGGCATGAACGCTACGCAAGCCAACAAAATTGCAAGGCAAGTTCTTGATGAGGTAACAAGAAGAAAGCCTTACTACAATCTTGATGAGTCAAACAATCTTGAGTTTTTATCTAATCCAGCAGGAGCAAAGTCTAGAACTGTAGAAGTTCCTGATGATGTATTAGAAGAGTTTCTTGAGAATGACATTGAGACTCTTGTACGTCATCACGTTAAAACAATGGGAATGGATATAGAGCTTACTAGAAAGTATGGCTCTGTGACTATGGACGACACATTAAAGCAAGTTACTGACGAATACCAAAGACTTATAGATGAGACTGCTGATGCTTCCAAAAGAAGCAGTTTGGCTCAGTCTATGGAAAGAGACTTAACTGACATAAGAGGCCTGAGAGACAGGCTTCGTGGCACTTACGGCGCATCTAAAGACCCCCATGCTTTATCAAGCCGTTCAATAAGAGTTATGAAATCATTTAATGTTCTTGTTGGCATGGGAAGCGCAATGGTTTCTTCTGTTCCTGATGTAGCTAGAATTGTTATGACCGAGGGTTTGGTGAATGCATACGGCAAAGGTTTTGCTAGAATGTTTGATGAGCAAGCCGCAACAATAGCCAAGATGTCTAAAGGTGAATTGGACAGGGCCGCTATTGCTGTTGACGCAACTCTTGGCCTAAGAGCACATGCTATGTCAGACATTGGAGATTTATTTGGCAACAGGTTTGCGCTTGAAAGAAGCCTTAATGATGCAACTGGTATGTTCTTTTTTATGAATGGTTTGAATATATGGAACCAAGCTTTAAAGGAAATGTCTGGTAACGTCACCATGCTTAGAATGACTAATGACATTATGAAAAAGGGTGGATGGACCAGTTTAAGCCAAAGACAGAAAGAAAAGCTTCTTACTAATGGTATAGACCAGCAAAGCTACGGAGTAATGAGAAGTGAAATTCTAAAGCATGGCGAAAAACAAGGTGGTCAATGGTTGCCTAATACAGATGACTGGACGTTTAGAAACGATGTTTTGAAGTTTAGAAACGCCCTTAACCAACAAGTGGAGAGAACTATCATAACCCCTGGGGCCGGAGATAGAGCTTTATGGACATCAACTGAGTTTGGCTCACTAATGACACAGTTTAAGTCTTATGGACAAGGCGCAATGATTAGGATGCTTACATCTGGATTGCAGGAAAAGGATGCTGCATTTTGGCAAGGCGCATTCCTTATTGTTGGTTTAGCTGGCCTTATTAATGAAATCAAACGTCAGCAGTATGGAATGACTAGAGATGAAAGCTTTGACCAAAAGATTGTTAATGCAGTAGACCGTTCTGGCATTCTTGGTTGGTTTATGGATGTTAATAATTCTATAGAAAAACTTAGTGACTATAAGATGGGTATGCGTCCAATGCTTACAGACCAGCCATCTTATCCTGTCCACCCTACTGCAAAGATGAGTTCTATTTTTGGTCCTGCCGCAAGTACATCTCTTAATGCTACTAGCATAATGGGTGATATTGTAAACGGAAACGTAAACAATAAGACAGCAGAAGACCTTAGATTTATATTTCCTACAGGCAACCTTTGGTACATGGACCCCATATATGACGGGGTTTTTGGTGGGAATGTGAATAGACAAACCGAAGATTTTAGAGGATAGATATTAGATGGCTACTATATCAATTGCGGATAA